GCGATCGTGCGAAAAGAGTGGTGGCGCCGGTGGGAGAAGGAAAAGATCCCGCCGCTCAAGTACATTATTCAAGCATACGATACGGCGTTCTCTAAAAAAGAAACGGCCGACTACTCCGCCATTACGACATGGGGGATATTCGAGCCAGAAGAGGGAACGAGGGACAACATCATCTTGCTGGACGCCCAGCGCGGCCGGTGGAACTTTCCGGAGCTCAAGGAGGTTGCTTTTGAGGAGCACCAATACTGGGAGCCGGACATGGTCATCGTGGAAGCGAAGGCCACCGGTAAGCCACTTATTGACGAGCTCCGAGCGCGGGGCATTCCGGCGCTAGGTTTCTCGCCCGGTAGACGCGCAGGCGGTGGTGGTGTAGATAAGACAACAAGAATGCATATGGTATCCCCGCTGTTTGAGGCGGGCTTGGTTTGGGCCCCCGACGACAAGAGGTTTGCCGAAGAGGTCATCGAAGAAGTGACGTCGTTTCCGAATGGCGAACATGACGACTTTTGTGATAGCATGACCTTGGCTTTGATACGATTCCGCCAAGGCGGCTTCGTTACGATACATGACGAGGAGCAGCTTGATTTTGCCGATCAGGTGCCTCGTAAACGGGAGTACTACTGATGGCGCTACCCCCACAGCCGTTTGGCAACATGGTAGAGCGCGGCATGAACCCCGCCGGTCCTCTTGACGAGGCCAGCGTGGACATCCCTGTTTTCTCCCCCGAGGAGTTTGACGGCGGCGCGCAGGTAACCGAAATGTCGGACGGCGGCGCGCTGATCGAAGCCCTCACTGGCATGGAAGCCATGTCTGCGGAGGAGCTGATCCCATTCGACGCAAACCTTGCGGAGTTTCTGGAAGACGACACGCTGGGCGAGATCGCCTCTGATCTGGTCGGCGCCTACGAGGACGACCTCGCTTCCCGTCAGGATTGGGAAGAAACCTACACCAAAGGCCTCGATCTTCTGGGTGTTCAGTCCGAAGAGCGCAGCACTCCTTTCGAGGGCGCATCGGGCGTCACGCATCCGCTCATCGCGGAAAGCGTAACCCAGTTCCAAGCGCAGGCTTACAAGGAGCTGCTCCCCTCCGGCGGCCCCGTAAAGACACAGGTCGTCGGCGCGCACAGCCGCGAACGGACCGAGCAGGCCCAGCGGGTCAAAGATTATATGAACTACCTGATCATGGATAAGATGGAGGAGTACGATCCGGATACGGATCAGATGCTGTTCTATCTCCCGCTTTCAGGCTCGACATTTAAGAAGGTTTACTTCGATCCTTCCAAGCAGCGTCCGGTGTCCAAGTTCCTCCCGGCGGAGGACGTCGTGGTTCCGTATTCGGCGACAGACCTGATTAGCGCGCCGCGGATCACGCATGTGTTGAAGATGACCGACAACGAGGTGCGCAAGCTCCAAGTTTCGGGCTTCTACCGCGACGTTGAACTGACCGACGGTTCGGACGAGGACAGCAACGAGGTTCGGAAAAAGGTTGACGAGCTGCAGGGTACGTCCCGCTCTTCGTACACCGACGACGTCCGCACCCTGCTTGAGATGCATGTCGAGCTGGACCTCGACGGCTTTGAAGACATGGGTGTGGAAGGCGAGCCGACAGGCATCAAGCTGCCGTACATCGTCACGATCGACAAGGCCAGCAACGAGGTCTTGGCCATCCGTAGAAACTACGCCGAGGTTGATCCAACCCGCGCGGCGATCCAGTACTTTGTTCATTACAAATTCCTGCCGGGTCTCGGGTTCTACGGTTTCGGCCTGACCCACATGATCGGCGGGCTGGGTCGCGCGGCGACCAGCATCCTGCGCCAACTCATCGATGCTGGAACGCTGTCGAACCTACCGGCTGGTTTCAAGGCGCGCGGCATGCGCGTTACAAACAGCGAAGAGCCGCTGCAGCCGGGTGAGTTCCGCGACATCGATGCGCCGGGTGGCAACATCCGCGACGCGATTATCCCTCTGCCGTACAAAGAGCCGTCGGCCACGCTTGGTCAGCTGCTCGGTGCGTTGGTCGAGGGCGGTCGCCGTTTCATCTCGGTGGCAGACATGCAGGCCCAGAACATGGGTCAGGAGCAGCCTGTTGGTACAACTGTCGCGCTCCTTGAGCGCGGGATGAAAGTCCTGTCGGCGATCCACAAGCGCCTGCACTACGGTCAGAAGCAGGAGTTCAAGATCCTTGCTCGGATCATCTCCGAGAACATGCCGCCTTCGTATCCGTATGAGCTCGAGGGCCAAGGCCAGCAGCTCAAGCAGCAAGACTTCGATGGGCGCGTAGACATCCTGCCGGTCAGCGATCCGAACATCTTCTCGATGGCGCAGCGTGTGGCACTGGCGCAGGAGCAGCTCAAGCTGGCGCAGACTAACCCGCAGATGCACAACCTGCATGCCGCGTACCGCCGGATGTATCAGGCCCTTGAGGTGCAGAACATCGACGAGATACTGCCTCCACCTCCGCAGCCGCAGCCGATGGACCCCGCGATGGAGAACGGACGTGCGTTGGTTGGCACCCCGCTGCAGGCTTTCGAGGATCAGAACCACGAGGCGCACATTAAGGCGCACGTTACGTTCTACCGAATGCCGGTGGTTCAGGCGACTCCGCATGCAGTTATTGCGCTTGTGTCCCACATCATGGAGCACGTCGCGTTCATGGCGCGAGTGCAGATGATTCAGCAGTCTCAGGAACTGATCCAACAAGTGCAAATTGCCGTACAAGCTGGAGCGATCGATGCTGCAAGTGCACAGCAGCAGATCCAACAAGTGCAGATGGCACTGCAAGATCCGAAGCACTCCGCCGATTATGCCGCACTGATCCAGCAGCAGATCCTTGAGAAGCTTGTTCCAGAGCTTGTCCCTCCGCAGCCTGACCCCATGGCCGACCCGCTGGTGCAGATCCGTCAGACAGAACTGCAGCTCGACCAGCAGAAGCTTATGCAGGAAGGCCAGATCGATCAGGCCAAGCTGGCCCTCGACCAAGCCAAGCTCCAGCAAAAGGCTGCGGGCGAGGCCGCGCGTCTCGAGATGCAGGAGGAGATTGCCGACGACCGCAACACGGTCAACCGCGAGCGCATCGCCGCACAGATGGCGATGGCGATGACACGCAACACGGGAGGCCAGTAATGCCGCTCAAGAAAGGCTCTTCGCAGAAGACGGTATCGTCCAACATCTCGCAGTTGCGGGATGAAGGCTTTCCGCAGAAGCAGGCTGTCGCCATCGCGCTCGAGCGCGCCGGCAAACAACGCAAGGCAGGCGGCGGAATGATCAAGTCCTTCAGTCCGATTGCTCGCCCCCAAGAATTTCGAGGAGTGTTCTGATGCCCGCAATTACAATTGTCTTCGGGGAGATGACCCCGGTCGACGTGATGTCCAACGATGACGACGGCCGCAACTGCCCGCTGCCCACCAAAGATCCCGACCTAAACGCTCGGAATAAAGAAAAGGCCATCGAGGTTGCAAACTACCGAGATCCTGCCGATAGCGGTGCGTTCCGCTTGACTGAGGTGTGTGGCAATTGCGCCGCATACAACCAGACCGAGGACGTCCTCGAGTGCATCGGCGACGAATCAGGTGATCTCGGATACTGCCAGCTTCTAAAATTTGTGTGTTCTTCCGATTACACATGTGATAAATGGGCTACAGGTGGCCCGATCACAAGTGACATAGAAGACGACTACAACGAGATCCTATGATGGATGTAGTGGCTTTTGCGCAACATGTGTATCGGGTACTACGCCAGCGCGAGGACGACATAAAAGAAGTTCTCGCCGCTGACGGTCTTCCCAACTGGGAAGAGTACAAGAAGCTTGTAGGGGAGCTACGGGGCCTCTCTTACGCGGCGGATGAAATGCGCGCCCTGCTGGAGAACCACGACGATTATGACGAAGACACTCTATCTTCCCGATCACGTCGCGCAGAAAATAAACGCTGAGAAAGCTGCCAAGGCAAAGGCCTCGGATGGCGACAGCGCGGAACCTTCTCTCGACAAAGCGTACGTAGACGAGGTTCGTCGCGTACTTGACCCCTCCCTCCTTGAAAAACCACTTCTGGAGCGCCTGCCCCAACCGACGGGCTGGCGTGTTCTGGTCATGCCCTATCAGACTGCGCAGCAGACGAAGGGCGGCCTGTATATCCCAGATGAGGTTCGGGACCGAGAAACGGTGGCCACGGTCGTAGCCTACGTGCTGCGGGTCGGTCCTCTTGCCTACAAGGACCCCGACAAGTTTGGGCCTGACTGCGAGCCGTGGTGCAAGCAGGGCGATTGGGTCTGCATCGGCCGCTATGCGGGGTCGAGGTTCAAGATCGACGGCGGTGAGATCCGGGTCATCAACGATGACGAAGTGATCGCCACTGTGCTTGAGCCCACTGACATCAAAAGCGTTTAAGGAGAAGGTTCATGTCTGACCGACAGGACGACGATCTCGAAGACGAAATCATCATCGAACAGGAAGGTGATGACGATACTTCGGAGGAAAAGGTTTCTACGGCTGAGGCCGACGATTCCGGCGAAGACGAACTCGAAAGCTACAGCAAGGGTGTGCAGAAGCGCATCTCTCGTCTGACCGAGAAGTATCGGAAGGAAGAGCGCGACCGCCAAGAGGCCGTCCGCCTTGCGCAGCAACTGTTGCAGGAAAAGCAACAGCTCGAGGGCCGACTCAAGCAGCTTGATAGCGGCTACCTCAACGAGTACGGCGCACGTATCGAGGCGCAAGTCAGCGCCGCTCGCCGCGCGTACAAAGATGCGTACGAGGCCGGTGACACTGACAAGATGATCGAGGCGCAAGAGGCGCTGGCTCGCGCGACGACGGACAAGCAGCGTTACGACTTGGCCAAGAGCCGAGCAGACGAGCGTGTCCAGACAACAGCCGCGCCCTCTCAGCAGCAGGGGCAGTATGTTGCCCCGCAGCAACAACGTGTGGCAGAACAGCCACAGGTTGATCCCAGAGCTCAGACATGGGCGGAAAAGAACGATTGGTTTGGTCAGGACGAAGTCATGACCTACGCCGCGTTTGGTGTTCATCGTAAGCTGGTCGAAGAAGAAGGTTTTGACCCGCAGAGCGATGAATACTATAGTGAGATCGATCGCAGAATGCGTACGGAGTTTCCGCACAAGTTCCAA